TTCATTTCTTTCATTTCTTTGCCATGGGTTATATATTTTTCTGCCCAATTCGCAACTGCTTCAACAATCCCAACAGAATTTTGTGCAGTATTAACTTTTAATGTTTGTCCTGCAATTGCTAATTTATCCATTGCAGAATTAATACGCATAAAGGCTTCTTCAGTATCTTTGAATGATCCTTTATTGTCATCCATTGAATCTGCAAGACCTTTAATATCAACGCCTTTGATTGCTTTGCCAAACATTTCCATAGCAAGTGCATTGCGTTTAGATGTCTCTTCTATTGCACCAAGAGATTTAACTGTTTTTTCAAATAATTGTTCAGGTGAAAGAGTTTTTAAGTCTTTAATTGAAATGCCAATGCGACCAAAGGCTTTTTGTGCTTTATCTGATCCTTGTGCGGCTTCATCAATCTTCATGTTAAATGAAGCCATTAGTTTGGCAGAGTTTTCTGCTTGACCACCATTAACTTGAAGTGCTTGGGATAATCTTAAAACTGAAGAGACTGAAACATCATTTGCCTTTGCAACATCAGCTATTTTGTCTGCATATTCAACTGCAGATTTTGTAGCATTTACAAAAGCAAAACCAACTGCGGCAAGACTTACTTTAGCACCTAAACCAAAGCTTTCAACCTTGTCTTTAGCCTTACCAAGACCTGCATTAAATTCGCCTGCATCAAGTCCAAGTAAAACTGCTAATCTTGAGATAATTGCCATTATTTGCCCTTAAATCTATCCATTTTAAAGTCAGGTGCTTGTGTCATAAATGATAGCAAGACATCGCTAGGATTAGCTTCTGTGTCTTCATAAATATAACCATAAGCACTACCCATAACGCTTTTTAGATTATATGGTTGGGCATTTTTGTCCCTTAAATAATTAAAGACACCTGCAACAAGTGATCCTTGCATAACTAAAGAACTTTTGTTTCCAATTAATCCATCAGCATACATGACAGATATTTCATTCATTGTAGCTTCATCTAGTGCGTCAATGTCTTGTATTGTATGCCCATTAAAAATCATTGCACAACGCACCTGCGTTCTTAATGAGCCTGTTACTTTGAACGAACTTCCTTGTAGTCAGGTGCAATTACTTCATTAATTTTATCAACTAGAGTTAATTGAATGGCTAATGGAAATTCAGCTTCTACATCAGAATAAGTTAAATCTTCTAAACTACCTGATTCAGCAATTAAAAATTTAATGTATTCAACAATTCTATATTGCAAGACATGTTTATTTTTCGCGGCTTCTCTCATTGATCTGCCTTCAATTAAAATATCATTGTCTTTTTTTTCAATACCATCAATGTATTGAATATCTTTAATCATTTCCTGATAAGCTTTTTCAACTTCTTCTTCATTAGGATTTTTAAAATAATTATAAATTTTTTCTATTTCTTGAACGCTTGGAATTCTTACTTTAAAAGTATGATTTCCTAACTCAAATTGTCTAGTTAAAATTGATAATCTATTCTCTTCGTATTTAGCACCTAATGCTGATCCAATCTTGCTCATAACTTATTACTCCTATGTTGTTGTTGTATTTGTCATTTTAAATCTTTGAAGTTCTTGATCTAATAATAATCCAACCAAATCAGATACTTCTTGTTGTTGCGTTTCTAATGAAATTCTTAAAAATGGCTCTGCTGATCTATTAGCAGTTCCAAATTCATTAGCTATAGCACGAGCATCATAAAAAATATTTCTTTCAGCATAAAACTTCTTTCTAGCCCTTCTAAATTCATCTTTTTTACCTGATGCAAGTAAATGACTATATTGAGTATTAAATGCACGCTTTAAATGCTTTGGAATTGCACGAGTTGAGACTTTAGCAATTGCAGAATCAGTAGGCAAAACATATTTAGATTGCATGTCTTTCCTAGTTGGTCTGCCTGAAGTTATAGTCAAAGAATCATGCAACATTCCTGTTTTACTATGCTCACCTGTAAGAGTTTGAGCCATAGCCAAAACAGGTTTCATTGCCTGAAAAGCAACTTTAGTTAATATTCTACTAGACTTTTTGGCATCGCCAACTTGATCTCTTATGCTTTCAAAAACTTCAAGAGTATGAGACAAGCCTTTAACTTCAAATCTAACGCCCACTAATCTGCCTTAATTATTTTTTGATATATCGTGTTATTTAATTTAACAACATAATCAACAACCTCTTCAGGCGACATTTTGTCTGCATGTGTTTTAGCAATTTCATGGGCTAAATTAATGCCTGTTAATCTTTGTTGAGCAAACCCAAACCAATTCTTTTGACCTGAATTGGCTTGGCTTACTAAATAACTTAATAAATCATCACTCGACTTGATCTGTGCTGACATCTTGTTTTACCTTTAATTTAGGTTGTGGAATATCTTGTTTAACATAAGGATTGTATTTAGCTAATACAGTTAATGCTACAAATTCAGCACTATCAGGATTGGCTTTTGCCAATTCATCGCTAACTTCTTTAGCATCCACAGGAAGCCCCAATGCAACTGCATCAAGGCTTTGATATGTGGAAGTTAATATATCTAAAGCTTCAAATAACTTCATACTAACTCCAATTAAGAATTGTTAGACCAACCATATTGATTACCTCTTGGATGGATCGTGAACATTGCTTTAGCTTCAGCAGAAGGTGCATTGTCAATTTTGAATTCTGAAACACGACCATTAAAAGCGTAATAAACTGTGTTTGTGCCATCAGTTGCCGCAATAACGAATGTTCTATCAACTGTGCCATTGTAAGCATCGCCACGAATCAATAATAAGTTTGCATCGCTTGGATTCCAAGGTGCAGTAATTGTCATTGATGTTGGTGCTGATTGTGTAGGGATTTTGTCAGATTGACGAGAACCTGCTACACCAAAAGTTGCAACTGCATCATCTTGACCAAATGCAGGAATTGCTTCCACATTGATTGCGTTTGCATTAATTGCAATTGCAGAAACTGAAGCATAAACTGAAAGATTAGCAACTGTTAAAGCAGTTGGTGATGCAGTAGGTTGCATATAAAGGGTTGCACTAAATCCGGGTAAAATTTTACTTGGTAAAGCCATAATTATTTCTCCACATTAAAAAAATTAAAAAATCTTATGTTGGAATGTAAATTGTGCAATCCATAAATATATTATGTAGCCCAACATCATTGTCGTATCCATGATATAACCACACCACATCAGCTTTAGATATTTGAAAGCCATAAGTTGAGCCACCAAATAATCCACTATAACCATGCAATGATTGCAATATCGTATTTGATATATCAAAGCCATCTGCCATTTGATTAGTAAAGACAGATATTTGAAAGGTAGGTGTATCAATACCTTTGTTTGCTTTATATATACCTGTATAAACAGGTTGATGCACATTGCGTAACGCCCATGTAACAAACTTGGGTTGTGTAGCAAAGTTTCTGTTAAAGTTAGCATACACAGGAACAGGTGATATTATACTCGATAATTGAGCCTGAATCGCTTGTGCATATTGATTAACATTTTGTTGAGTAGCCATTCTAAACTTTCGTTGTAGGATCGTTTCTATAGCATAAAAAAGTTACACTCATTTTATCGTTTGCTTCAATAGCACTATCAATACGCCAATCTTGACCTCTATAAAAAAAAGAATACAAGTTTTGATTAACAATAATGTCTTGCATATTTGGCGTATATTGGAACTGAAAATTAATTAAGTCCTGATAGATACGAGTATCTTTAGTAATCTGTAAAGAGTTCTTTACTGAACTAACTAAAGCACGAGTTGTAAATTTTTTAGTTATAGTTGTTAAACCCTGACCATACGAACTTGTCGAAAAGGTTAGAGTATTAACATCAACATTCTCATAGCGTTTAATTGCCATTTACATCACCAAAGGTTTATAAGGTCTTAAAAGAGAATCAACGCCATAAGGAATGACTTGTAATCCACCATTTGTTGTTTCTGAACGATTGTTATAAAGGTGAGTAAATAACAATAATCCTGCTTGTTTAATTACAGGATAACTAGCCAATGTATTAGCAAGGCAAGTATATTCAACAACAATAGGTGAAGTTCTATTTTGGCTAATATTAGATGGTGTTCCATTAGGCAAGATAACTTTATTGCCTGTAACATCATAATAATAATTGCCACTTGTTATAGTTTGCAAAACGCTTGGCGTATTTCCATCATAATATTTAACACTATCAATTGTTACTCCACTTTGTGAAACTTCAGGCAAATCCAAACATACAGGACTTGCATAAAGTGAACTTAAACCATAATAAACACGATAAGAAGTAGCAAATATTGACATGCCAAGATAATCTTCAATGTGCATACGCACAGAAAGTTCTAGGCTTGTTAAATATGTATCTTGTGAAGTATCATCAAACAAATTTAATTGTTGTCTGATTTCAGGAAGCGTTAACCATCCTGTCGATATATCACGAGTTATTTGCTCAACTTTATCGTAATTAAATGGATTACGAGTGTCAGCATACGGAACTTGACCAAGCGAATCTGCCATACTATGCCCCTATTAAATAAACACCTGCAAATGGGTCTCTGATTGTAGAAACAAGTCTTTTTTCAGCATAAAGCGTTACAAAACCGGGGGCAGTTTGTTCCATTGCTTGAACATTCATTTCTTCAACATCAGCAATAGTCATAAACTGATCCCAATTAGCTAAAACTGCAGATAAAGAACCTACTGCAGGAGTTTCTAAATATGGATTTGGAATTACAGGAAAGCCAAACACATTGGCTAAAGCACCACCATCATTTTCGCCTGTTTCAATAAAAATTGGTAAGTTTGCAGTATTTTTTAATTTACGCAATTGAACAATTAAAGCAGGATGCATCATCCATGCAGTTGTAGGCAAACTCCAATATTGTGCAGGTAAAAGATTAACTGTATCAACAATATTATCGTAAGTAACTGCAGCGGCAGTAAATGTTTTCTTTAATACTGTATGAACGCCATTAGTAATTGCAGTTCCACTTGAACCATAAGATGCAGAAGAAGTGCTTGTGTTGTAATAAGATAAACCACGCAATCCATTAACGCCACCTGTTGATGTTGTTGTTGATCCTGATTGATCATTATTTGTTGCCATTGATTGTGCTTCTAATTGTGAAAATTCTAAAAATAAATCTTTCACTAAAGCTTCGTTTAAATAATTAATATCATCCATTGCCGCAGTTCTAATTGGCAATTGAGCAGTAATTACTCTTGTTGGTAGTTGCCAAATAGATGTTGCAATATTTGGTGAACCTGAATTTGGTGTAACTGCATAAAGCCAAGGGTTAGTTGAGTTTGCGGCGTTACCTGTTTTTGCAACAAATTGCACAGATGAACCACTCGCCTTAATTTGTCTAGCACCTTGTCTAAATGGGTTTGCATATCGTAGTGCCGCAAAAGCATCATCAAAGTAGGTGCGACCACCTACACCATCACCACTACCTGTAAGATTAGAAGCTTCTTTTAAGTCAATCTTAACTTTGCTTCCTGTCTCAAGTGTTTGTTTGATGCCCTGTAAAATTTTTTCAGTTGTATTCATGGTCTATTCCTAATTGATTAAAAAAAAGGGCAAGCGATTAACTCGCCCTTTTGTCCTACATTTTGTTGCTAACTACTAGCTATTAGCAGTTGCAGTTGATCTATAACGAACACCCGCAAATGGGTTCACCACGGAAGAACATAGGCGTTTTTCGCCATAGAAAGTTATGTAACCGGGCAAGGTCTGATCATAGCGTCTCATAACCATATTTAAACGATCAACGATTGCATGATATCTTGACCAATCAGCAAAGAAGATTGGATATTTAGATGTTGTTCCTGCCGCACCTGTTGAAGCTTGGTTTGGAAGATCAACATATTTATTTACCACAACATCGAAGCCAAGTAATTGACCAACAATACCATCAGGTCTAGCAAGACCATCGATATAAATTGGGCGACCATTTGTATCAACTAAACCACGAATTGCACCAAGCATAATTGGATTGATAACAAATTTTGTTGATTCAGTCCAATATTCTTGTGGTAACGCATAGATTAAATTAACAATATCTTTGTAAGTTACATTGTTTGTAGTTACAGAGTTTGTGTTAGATGTTAATTGATCGTAAGTTGCTAATGAATGAAGACCTGATGTTGAGCCTGTGCCTGTTGTTCCAAATGCTGAAACAGATGTTGTTCCACCTGTAAATGTAGAATTAGCACCACCATATTGGTCAAGACCACGAAGACCATTAGAACCACCATAAGGTAATGATGTAGCACCTTGGTCGTTGTTTTGAATCATTGATAGACCTTCAGCTTGACTAAATTCTAGCAACATGTCTGAAACAACATTACTTTCAAGTCCGTCTATGTCATCTAAAGCCGCAGTTCTGATTGGGAATTGAACATTCAAGTCTTGCAATGTTAATTGCCAAATGTTTGTGTCTTCAGTTGTAGCTGAACCATTGTTTTGAATTGAATAGCCCCATGCAGCGCCTGCGTTGCCCGTTTTTGCTCTAAATTGATAAGTAGCACCATCAGTAGCAACAGAACGAGATACACCACGCATTGGATTTGCTAAACGCAATGGAACGAATACAGGATCATAAGCAGTTCTACCACCAACGCCTGCACCTGAACCTGTTAATGCTGAAGCTTCTTTGATGTAAGCGTCATATTGAGCAACATCTTCAAACATTTTAAGTTCTTTTTCAACTTTTCCACCTTTTTCGTAGAAAGCTTTTAATTGCTCTTTAACAGAACGATTAACTTCTTGAGAAATCGTTTTGTATGTTTTGATTAATGGAGTTGCTTCTTTAACTGAAGCAATTTTAGCTTCAAGTGATGCAACTTTTTCTTCAAATGATAATACTTTTTCTTCTACTGCTTTTTGGCTTTCAGCTAATTTAGCATCAACATCAGCTTTAACAGATTCAACTGCTTCAACTTGTGCTTGCTCAATAGCGTCTAGCTTTTCGATAATTTTGTCTGACATGATTTATCCTTTTAGACGATTGTTAAGTTTTTTAAGAAGTTCTCTCTCTGCAAATGCTTTGAGAATTTCTTCTTCGTTCACCACCGCATCAGCATCACTCTGAATAGGTGCTTTTTCATCCACGATTTTATTCTCATCACGAGTTGCTAAAATCTGTTTGAAAATTGAAGACGCGGTGGTCGCATCTTTTCTTGAAAGTTTTGCATCACGCAATGCCTTCTCGATTAGTTTTAAATCAAGTGTTCCATCTTCTCTGAAACATGATTCTAATTTAGAAACATTACACTCAAGATTATTTGGTTGCATAACAACTGAAACTTCATGCAAGCCACCTTTAGTGATTTGAAAGAAACCTTCTTCCATGTCTGCATCACCATCTAATGGATTGCCTTGCTCATCAACCATTGCGTATTCGTCAGCGTAAGCACCAACTGAAACGCCACCAACCATAGCAGGTGATTCTTTCATAATGGTATATAAATCTTTTCCTGCAGTTGTATTAGTAAATAAACGACCTTTTGCATCCATGCCTTTATCTGTAAATTCAAATTCAGTCCATTCACCTACAGGCATTGATTGATCATTGTGTTGAAAATACATTGGAAGTGGTTTGCCTGCTTTAGCAAATTCGTCTGCCCATTGTGCAAAGCCTTCAGGCTTATAGTTAAATTTGCGACCATCAGCACCTGTTCTAGCACCCCAAGTCGTTACAGTAGCTTCAATTTGACCACTTCCGTCTTTTGCTTCATCAGCAGAAACGCCAAGAGCAACTTTGCTTTCAAATAAAAATTTAATATCTTTACTAGCCATTTATTTTCACTCCCTTTTCTTTCATTCCGTTAGTTTTAACAGGTTGCTTTTTACGCTTTTGAGCCTGTTGGGTTAATTTATTAAGTAACTCTTTTAATGTCATTAAGCCTTCCCTGCCTGACCTGTTTTGCCAACGCTATTAGTATTTCCACCACCACCTGTATCTTGTGGTGAAGAGCCACTAATGGCTTGAGATTGTTTATTGTTATCTTTTAATTTGTCTGCATCAGCAACTTCGCCTTTGCCTAAATATTCTCTTGCTTCATTTGGCGTAAGAATTCCTGCATTTACACCTGCTACTACATAATTCATTTGATCTTGTGGTGCGCCTTTTAAGAAATCTTCAGTTTGAAATTGAATTCTTAAATTTGGATAACCATTAAGCAATGAAGCATTGAATTTCATTTGTATGTTTGAAATTAATGGCGACATTGTTGATTTATAAAACTCATCTAACATTGTTTGAGTGTTGTTATATTTCATGTCAGCAATACCTAACATTGCAGGTGGAACACCAAACAAACCACAGATACGCTTCATTGTTTGCTCTTTTAATGCTCGTGCATCAGCATCTTGAAGTGTAAGCATATTTAAAGGCATATATTTCATGCCATTATCAAGCAACATCGATTGTCCGGGTTTGCTCAAATCAGTTGATTTAGAGCCTGTTAGAGAAGTCCATGCTTCTTTTAATCGTGCCGCAATTTCCTTAAATTTTGCATCAGGAATTACTTGGTCTGTAACAAACATGCCACTAGGCTTCGCACCATTGTTCATAATAAAATTACTGTAGCTATCAATATCCTGATCAAGTGAAACTAACTCGCTTGCAAGAATACCTTTGTTAAAACCTGCAGAACCTTGCCATGCAGATTCCATGCAATGAATAACTTGATAGTAATCTAATGGCTCATCTTGATTAAAGCCATAAGTAGAAGTTGAAAGTCTATATTGTGGATAACGAGTTGGTGTAATTGTTGCAGTAATAAGAGTTGAATCTAAAAGATACATTTCCAATGGAGTTTGCATTGGATTCTCTTGATCTTTACGCCAAAGCACAATGAATGTTTCGCCTGCTAGGTCATACCACATAGAAAACTGATAAAAGAATTCGTATGCAGATTGATAGTTGTTTGGGTTGTTTAATAATGATAAAACTGATTTTGCTTTTGCTTTATCACGAGAAGAAACGCTTGGATCAGTAACTGCATTGACTAAAGTGCCATCAGCATTATAAGCCATAACATTAATTGGCAATTGAGCCAATGTTCTTGCTTTTGCACCCACACAAGCCATAACAGTTGAGTTGCGTGAAAGTGTGGACATGTCCAAAACACGCCCTGCACTATTAACTGATGATGTTGTTACATATAATAATTGATTTGATGCAGGGATTTGTTTGTTAGTAACATTGCGTAAGATGTTGTTACCAAGTGCAGTTTGCCCAAAAAGAGTGTTAGATTCTTTAGCGTTTGGGTTTGATTTTCTTTTGAAAATATCTAATAAAGCCATATTTATCCTTTAAATACTTCTGAATCCAAATGAAGTGGAAATGTATGGATGATCTAATGAGCAATGCATCGCAATAATAAGGGCGATTATACCATCAATCTTTGCGGACTTATCAGATTCATTTTTACGAATCTTAATATTCCCATTAACATCTTCATATACTTCACAATTGCCAAGTTGCCATCCAAGAAATGGATTGCCATCGTGTTTTATTGAATGTTGCATAATGAGTTTTTCAGTATGCTTGGAAGGATTTGATAATACTGCCATTCCCTGACCTACCTTTTTTACAGGGATTCCATTATCGTGTAATCTCGCAATTAAACTTGCGGCATTGTAGGCATCATAGCCTACTTCACGAATGTTGTATAGTGTAGCTTGTGATTTGATGTATTCAGAAATCTCTCTATCATCCATCACATTGCCTTCTGTGATGTGAAGAATTCCTGATCTAACTGCCTGATCAAAAATAGGTCGATAATGAGTTGGCACTAATTCTAATCCTTCTTCAGGCAAAAAGAATTTAAACTCTGCAAAATAATCATCGTCAGCATAACGCTTTAAAGTGCAAACTGCATTAAGGTCTCGTGTTGCGGCAAGATCAAATCCAATAAACACTTCTTCAGGATCAGGCTTTGCTACATCAATTGAATCATCCCAATACTGCCTATCAATCCATGCAGTATTTGCAGACACATAAACATTAAGCGTTTTACAAAGAAACTCATTTAATGACGCAGGCTTTAACTTTGCTTGTTCGCATCTTTCTTCAATAGCATTTTGATAGATAGATATGCCATGCATTGGATTTGCTTTAGCCCATGTTTTAGGATCACGCCAATTGTCTTGTGGATCGAGAGCATATAGCAAACCAAACCAATGTGGATTGTCAGGTGCATCGCCATGAAGCATAGATTGAAATGCACTCATGTCTTCATAGAATTTAGTTTCTTTGGTAAATGATGCAGTTGTAATATAAATCCTTAATGGATTTTTACGAGCCACCATACCTGAATGCAAGACTTCTATACTATTTCTATCGACTATCTGTGCTGATTCGTCTATGATCGCACAACTCGCATTTTTTCCATCACCTGATTTTTTATTGTCCCTAGATAAAGCTTTAAACATTGATTGACTATCACCTGTTTTGCCAATGTGATATTTACTTACATTAAACCAAGATTGTGCATTAGCACCCATAGATTCAACCATACCTCGTGCCGCATCAAACACAATAGAAGCTTGCTCACGATTAGTTGCAAGTGTAAAAACTTCTGCACCTGCTTCACCATAGATTAATTCGTATAAAGCAATGACTGCAGTTAAAGTTGATTTACCTGCTTTGCGTGGAATAAAAACAATGACATCAGTTGTCATTCTTTTGGTTACATCTTTTTTATGCCTGAATCCATAGATGGCACAAATAAGCATGATCTGAAAAGGTTGCAAAGTTATTGGTGTTCCTGCATCCGGACCTTTGGTGTGCTTTAGCAATCCCACGAACATCATAAAATGACGCACATATTTTTCGTGGAATTCGTATTCCCATTGCCTGTCTTCCATAAAATTTAGGAAGCGTTGGCAAGCAAGCTTTACATCATTGCAAACTTCAATATTGCCTTTAGTTACATCAATGGCATATTGTATACCATCTTGCCAATCGTTCATTTGAAGTTGTCAGGACTGACCATTAAATCGCCAAGACTTGTGTCATCAGATGCAGTCTTTTGTAATCGACCTCTTGGAGTTAAACCAAGTTCATTCATAAGCACAATGATTCTTTGAAGTAATTTATCCATAAGAGTTACATAAGGACTAGCACCTAAAGTCTTGCCATTATTGTATTCAGTAACAATGCCTTCTTCTTTTACCTTTATTAAGCATTGTATGTATAATGTAATTTGAGTAGCTAAAAAAGATAAGGTGTGTTGATCTTGTTCAGAGCCAATGCCATAGACTTTAAAAAGATAATCTGCAGTTTCTTCTATGAAGCGATCCTCGTTCCAAGAAGAAGGGTTGGACAACCAATAAGCTTTAGGGATTCTCGCCCTAACTTTTTCAGGAAGGCTAGTTCCTTGGTTTTGTCCTTTTGTGCCATGCACAATATGCAGTTCAGGTGGAAGCTTGTTGCTCATACTACCCCCCT